GCCTCGGTCGTCTTGTCGATGCCGGTCGCCTCGAGCTGGCGCAGCGCGATGGCGACCGTGCGCTCCTCGTTCGTCAGGCCGATCAGCTTGGCCTCGAACTGGAACTGCGCCAGCATCTCCTGGGCCTTCTGCTCGTTGGCCTCGGCCTGCTTGAACAGGGCCATGCGCGATTCGTAGAGCGCGTCGACGGCTTTCTTCGCGTCTTCCTCCGCCTTCGTGCGCGCCTTCGCCTGCGCCACCATGTACGGCTGCTGCGCGATGTACGCCTCCTGCAGCTTCATGATCTCGGCCAGCGACAAGCCGGCCTTCTTGCCGCCGTCGGCCAGCAGCTTCAGGTTCTTCAGGAAGTCGGCGTCGGTGCCGCTCGACTTGCCGCCGATCTTGGCGACAAGGGCGGCATAGGCTTCAGCCTCCTTCTTCGCGGCAGCCGCGGCGGCCTTGCCGGCGGCCTCGCGCGCCTTGGCAGCCGCGAGCAAGTCCTTCTGCGCAGCCATCGTGGTGGCGGCCGCGGTGACGGCAGCATTGCCCTCGTCCGACCACGCGCGGCTGATCGCCTTGGCGGTGTCGGACCAGCTGCTGCTCATGTCCCGGGCCCACTCCTCGCCGATGCGCCGCGCGCCGGCGAAGTCGCCCTGCAGGATGGCGATGATCTGGCCCGCCGCGGCGCCGATGGTCTTGCCGACGGTGGAGAACACCTCCACCACGCCGAGGCCGATGGTGTACAGGATCTTCAGGCCGGAGCCGAGCACCGCGGCCGTGTTCGCCAGCTTGTCGCCGCTGGTCATGGACTCCAGAAACGAGCCGGCCAGGCTGGTGAGCGTCGGCAGCAGCTGCGCCGCGATACTGTTCGCCACGCCGCGCGAGCCCATGCCGATCAGGTCCAGCGTGTCGTTGAACTGCTCGGCCTGCTTGGCGGTGTTCTCGTCCAGCGTCAGGCCCAGCTTTTGGGCCATCGCCTCCATCTCGCGCATACCCTGCGCGCCGCCATTGAGCAGCGGGATCATGTCGGCGCCAGCGCGCCCGAAGATTTCCACTGCGATGGCGGTCTTCTGCAGGCCGTCCGGCATCTTGCTGATCTGGTCGGCGACGTCGTACAGCACCGCTTTCGTGCTGCGCATGGCGCCGCTGGCGTCCTTGGTCTTGATACCCAAGGCTTCCAGGCCCTTGTTGTTGTCGACGAGGCTCTTCGACAGCCGAGCGACTGACGTGGACATCGCCGCGCCCTCGAGGCCCGCCAGCCTGAAGGCCAGCTCCATGCCGGCGATGTCCTTGACTGCCAGACCGGTCTTCTGCGCCAGTTTCGACGCGGCATCGGCGGCATCGATCGCGCCCTTGATCCAGCCCGCGAAGGCGGCCACGGACAGACCGGCCACGATCCCTCCCAGGGCGGCCTTCACGCCGGCCGCGGCGACGTTCATCGCCTTGGCGCCGGACGTGATATGGCCCACGGCCTTGTCCATGTCGGCCTTGATGCGCGCGACGTCGGCAAGTAGGGAAATTTCCAAGCTGCCTGCAAGCATGATGTTCAGGTCTCTTTCAGGTAGCAGCCAAGCGCCGCATCGCATTGCGCATCGCGTCTGCGGTGGCCGCTAGTTGCTCGGGCGGGACTGGCTAGAGTTCTGCCGTGGCGTTGATGTCTGCCCGCATGAGTGCAGTGAGGTATGCGCGAGCCGGTCCAGATTCGGCGCCGCAGGGCGATACGCGCTTCTGGTCCTCGGCGGCATTCATTTCGCCTGTGTACGCACTCGAAAGCACGCGCAGCATCCGCGATTCCCACGGCTGGAGATCAATGCCGGTGCGATCGCACCATGCGTTTATCTCCTTCCACGAAAGCGGCGCCGGTCCCATGCCGCCTTGCTCGAACGGGCCAGCGTCGAACAGATAACCAATCAAGTGTCCGCAGGCCGATACCTCTGGCATCTCCGGCTCGTAGGCTGGATTTCTCTGGTCGCGCCGGATCATCTCTAGGCGCGACAGCCCTGCCTTGCCCTTGTCGTTGCGCGGAGCGACATCTAGCCAAGCCCGCTGCCGCACGTACAGGATCAGCTGTTCACCGACCCAGCGGGAAAATTTCCCCAGTCCTCGATAAAGCGAGATACCTGGTTGGTGATGTAGCCGAGCTTCGGATTGCTGTAGACCGTCAGAGCGTCAGCAGGGAACACGCCGACGCTCTTCGTGCATGCCGCCAGCTTCTTGGCGGTGAGCTTGCGGCTTTCTTCCGCCGCGTCCTTCGTCACCTTTCCTCGTATGGCGGCGAATGCGCGCGTTTGCGATGCACTGTCGATCTCGGCTTGCGCCTTCGCGTACTGGGTCGAACCGGGTCCGTACATCTCGAACACCACGGGTTGGCCGTTGTACAGAAGCGGCTCTTCTTTCTGGTTCATCAGTTCCAGCATGGCCGTGTCGGCGGCCTCGAATTGGGACAGGTCTTTGTCGCTCATGAGAGTTCCTTTCGCGGGTTGAGGATGTGCCCGTGCCCAGCCCCGCCTCCCCCGCGAAGGAGAGAACGGGGCCGGGTCGGTGCTCTTGTTGGCTCGCGCCAATGAAAAAGCCCGCGACGTGCGGGCTTCATTCGGTTCGCCTGATGCGCTCAGGACGGTCTGTCGTCGGCAAGCTCCCAATGGAACCCGCCGGCAGTCTTTGTTCTGTCTCGGCACGCTGTAGAAATTCGGCTCTGCTTGCCGCTCAACTTGCCTATCTCGCGTAGCCAGTTGTCAGCGTGCTTCATTTGAAGAAACAATTGCCCTGTCTCGACGCAACGCACCCGCCGCGCGTGCCCGCTGGCGGTCGACATCGCGGCGCCGCGCTCCGCTCTGCGTACAGGATCGGCCCACGAAAGCCGCATGCGCTCGCGTGTCGCCTCTGAGCGCTTCTTCCCGAGATGCGTGAGTCCAGCCTTGCGCGCCACCTCCGCAGGCACCTTGCGGCCCTTCAACTTCGCTGAGATCGCGCGGCGCTGTTCCTCTGATACAACCCTGCCGCGCTGCTTCGCGGCGATTCTTTCGACGAGATCACGTGGGCGCTTCTTACCCCTGCTGGCCAGCCCAATGGCACGACGTGCAGCCTCTCCGTGCCGCATGCCTGTGACACCGTCGCCGCCGTCGGTCAGATTACATAGGTTCTCTCGACCGTAGTAGGCGATCAGTTCGCGTTCGCGCTCCAGTGCGTACCACTCAAGCACATCGACCGCAACGTACTCCACCACCAATCCGTGCTTCGCGACGATGTTCCTCCAGTGTAGGTTGCGACTGCTGTGCGCTGTCGCCCTGCCATTTGTGCCTTTGCCGACGTAGAACACCGTGCCGTCAGTGGCTCTGCGATGCAGGTAGACATAAAATGATTTGCCAGCTTTCGCGCTGGATAGAATGGCATCAGCCATGTCCGGACCTCTCGTACAGGTTGGTTATGGTTAGAGCCCGGAAGGTGTTAGCGCACCGACTGGGCTCGCCAATTTTAGCGGCAGGCTCAGCAGCAATCAATCCGTGTTTACGAGCCAGCGACGCGGACCGGAGCGCGGCAGACCTTCAGGTCGTAATTGACCTTCCGCACATCGTCGGCCGCACCGTCTTGCCACTCGCGCCGAACAACCAGAACGTCGAGATAATGAATCTCTCCGGTTGTTTCTCCGGTGCGCGCTGGATACGCCACCTTCAGGCTGTAGCGGCTCTTCGAGTCGAATGCAGCGTCCAGGAGGTCCTGTCCGGCATCGCTCGGCATATACCCGCAGACCACAGATTTCGTGCCGTAATCGACAGCCCCCTTGAAGGACTGGACGACACCGTCTCCAACGGCGGTGAAGCTGGCAACGTTCGCTGAGCCTCCGTGCGAACCGTAGTTCTCGACGGAGCCGACGGTGGTAAAACTGATGCCGGTGGCGCCGTAGCCGGCCGCATCATAGGTTGCCGGGAGACTCGCGCTGATCGCCAGCGTTGCGCCCGTCATCGTTTGCAGAACAGTACCTTCAGCCATGATGATTTCCTTTCAGTGAAGCCCGGCTTTGAACACTCTGTGAAAAGCATCCGCGGCCGGGTGATGCGCGGGATGCCGGAGAAAGAAAAGCCGCCTCGGTGGGCGGCTCTGTTGCTGATGCTGGTCTGCGCTATTCGGAGTAGCGGACGATGAAGTCCTGCTCTCCCATGAAGATCGGCGGGTCCACCTGGTCGTTGCGGAAGTCGGGCCCGGTGGTGTCCTTCAGGATGCTGTCGACCTGCACGGTGTTCACGGTCCCGGGGCGGCGCGGCAGCGCGGCGCGCACCATGGCCAGCACCTGCTTCTGTTGCGGGTAGGTCGCGGCATGCACCGTGACCTGCACGCGCTCCGTGCAGAAGTTGTCCGCCGCAGCCTCCTGCCGCCTGGTGGTCGACACGCTGGTGATCGCCAGCGCTGGCAGCGCGGTGCCCTGAGGGATCAGCCCAGAGAACTGGCTCGCGGCCGGAACGACGGCGACCAGGCCGGCGTCGTTCTCCAGCAGGTGGCTGACGGCCAGGATCGCGGACATCAAGCCTCCGGCTCGAACCGCTCGACCACCACGCCACGTTCCGCCAGGGCTGCGGTGAGTTGCTGCAGGCCTTCGCGCACTCCCACGTGGAAGTCTCCGGTGTCGACCTCGTCGTCGTAGAAGTAGCCCGGCAGGTCGGGTTCGAAGCCGACCAGGATGATCCTGCTGGCGCCCATCTCCGCCGCGATGCGGATCGCCTCCAGGCCGCTGTTGCGGATCTCGATCTCGCCGCCGGCAGTGCGGACACGGTGGAACCGGTGCCCGATGTACAGCGCATCGAGGTCGTCGTCCTCGCAACCGGTGACCCTCAGCCCGGCGAACTCGCGCCACTCCGCTGGCCAGTTGGCGTCCAGCGCCACCAGCATGTCTGCCCACGGCGCGACGGCGGCGGCGTGGTTCACCGCGATCACGAAGTGGTGGCGCAGGGGCTCGACCGCCTCCGGCGTCAGGCTCGGGCCGCAGCCGAAGACAGCGACGGTGGCGCCCTGCCACTCGCCAGTCGGTTCCCAGAGTGTCGTCATGCGATCTCCACCTCCGCGGCCTGGGTAAGGCCATGCTTTTTCACGAGTCGCTTCTTGATGTACTCGGCCGCGGCGATCACCGCCTCACGCGCCTTGCCGTCCAGCGCCGGCCGCATGTAGGGCTTCGCGCGCGCGCCCGGGTGTGCCACCGAAGCGCCGACGAAGTTGGTGCCGATCTTCAGGCTGCCGGTCTTGGCCATCCTGTTGACGGTGCGAATGCTCACCTTGCGATAGCCGCGGCGCGTGATCCGGCCTGGCCGCGCCTCTTTCTTCACGGTGATCCAGTGGGCGGCGGTGCCGTACTCCACCCAGATCGCCTCGTTCTTGTCGCCCTGAGCCTTGATCGTGGCGCGCACCTTGCCGCGGCGCTTGCGCACGCTGACACGGATGGAGTCGCGAAGCTGCGCGCTGATGACGCTGCCGTTCGATTGGAGCTGGCGCTTGGCATCCTGCTCGATCACCTTGCCGCCCGCGCGCAGTGCGCCGCCGAGGATGTTCTGCTCGATCTTTACCGGCAGGTCCTGCAGGAACTTGTTCAGCTCCTTGAGGCCCTTGACGTGCACCAGCTCGGTCACGGCGTGCTTCCCGCGGTGCTGAAGTCGGCAACCATGAACTCCAAGCCTTCGCGGCGGCCGATCTCCACCGGCACGGCCAGGATCCGCATCACCCGGTCGGAGCGGTCCAGGTAGACGCAGCGCATCTTCGCGGTGATGCCGGAGACATAGCGCATGCGCACCCTGGCCGGCCGCTCGACGATGCTGATGTCCTGCGCGTTGCTTTCGCCGCGGCTGGGGAGCACCTCCTGCACCGAGGCCCAGAACGTGCCGTACGTCGTCCAGGTCGCCGTGGGCGAGCCGTAGTCGGCGTCTCGCGTCACCGTGGGCTGCTCGATGCGGATACGCCGGTCCAGCGGGCCGAGGTTCGCTGCTGCCATTCACGCCACCTCGATGCGATAGTGGTCGAGCATGCGATCCACGTAGGACGGGATGATGGCGGCACCATCCACGATCTCGCTGCGGTTGTCGTACAGGGCGCGCAGGCGCAGCAGCATCCACTGCCTGATGCCATGCGGCACGACGTCCGCAGCCCCGTAGCCGGCAATGAAGTTCACGGCCACCGCGCCGATCTGCGGCAACGCGGCAGGCCACGCCTTGCCGAACGCTGGCGCTACCCTGGCGAGCGGTCCAGTGAGCTCTGCGGTGTACTCGGTGCTGGCCAGCGTCTGCGTCGCGCCGGTCGTGTCCAGATACGTGATGCTGCTGATCGCCGTGACCGGGCCCTTCTCGAGCCAGATCTCGCCGCCACCGTAGCAATGGAACCCGTCGGCCGTGTAGCGCCATGTCTGCGTGATCAGGCTGCGCCTCGTCTCCTGCTCTGCGAACTGGCGCACCGCGGTGATCAGCGACGTGATCAGCGAGTCGTCCGGGTGCGAGCCGCCGATGTCGTCCAGGCGCAGGTGCAGCTTCGCCTGCGCAAGGCTGATCGGCTCGCTCGTCGGAGCGGTGACGAGGGTGTAGCCCACGGCGGATTACTTCTTGCCCTTGCCGGTCGGGACTGGGGCTGCGGGGGGAGCGTCCGCGACTACTTCGGCCGCTGCGGCCTCGGCGCCGGCAGCTTCGCCGGCTTCGGCCGCCGGCTGCTCCGTGGCCGCCGGTTCGTCGGGAACGTCGACTTCCTCGGCGGCCCCGCGCGCGATGCACAGGCTCGTCTCGTCGTTCAGCGGGTAGGCTTGGCCGGCCTTGAACTTTTCCACGCCGGCGTCGAAGTGCGACACCAGGAACTTGGCCATCTTCATGGGGGAATCTCCAGGAGTTGAGCGGAGGGGCCGAACTGCGCCCCTCGCCTTGAGTCAGGGCGCCAGCGTCAGACGATCTGGACGACGTCGGCGTCGTCGTAATCGGACGCGGGCTCGTAACGGCCGTTGTTGCCCAGCAGCACCGCCGAGATCAGCGATGCAGCGGTGCCCACGGTCACCGACAGCGCCACGTGCGTGAAGCCGTTGGCGACGTCGAGGTCTTCGCCGGTGCACTGCAACATCACCTGCTTGTTGTCGTGCGAGGCCTTCACCAGCTGGGTGATCGCCTTGCCGGTGATGTCCTTGGCGCTGGTGCCGCTGGCGTCGGTGGCNTGGCGCAGCTTCGCGTCCACGGTGGCGGACGCGCCGAGCGCGCCGGTCTGCAGGATCGCCGCGATGCTGTGCCACTCTGCCAGGGATACCCAGGCGGTGAGAACGGTGCTGGCCGCGGTGCTGGCCGGGTCGATCGTGGCCAGGATGGCATTGCGATCGGAGAACTTGAGGGACGGTTGCATGGTGTGCTCCGTGAAGAAAATGGGACGAACGGGGTGAACGCCACGAGCAGTTGCCCGCCCGCGGCTTGGTCAGGAGCCGGCGGGTTAGGCGCGGGTGTCGAGCTGCACGAAGTGCGACAGGGTCGCGCTGCCGTTGGCCGGCGTGACTGCAGCAGCGGCCTTCGGCTGCCCGTCGACGCGGAACGTCGAGCGGAAGGCGATGGCGTCGGCGTCGAAATACAGGTGCATCGACGTCGCCGTCTGGATGCCGCCCGCGCCCTCGATCGACTGGTAGCCGCGCAGGTCCACCAGCGACACGTCACCCTGGGTGCCCACCGCCTTCGCGTGCTGCGTCACGATCACCGGACGGCCCAGCAGGAAGCCGTACGGATTCTGCTTGGCGCCCTCGCTGGCCGCGATGTAGACCGGCTGGTTGCCCAGGGTCATCGTGAACAGCTGCGGCAGCACATCGTTGTTCAGCAGCCAGACGGCGGTGCCGTAGGAGCCGGGCAGCAGACGCGCGACCATCTTGCTGGCGTTCGTGATGTTGAAGGTGGCAGCCGTCTGGCCGGTCTCCTTCGCCACCGAGACCACCGACGGGCCGGACAGCGCGCCGTACGGCACGCCGGCGCCGGAGCCGAACAGGATCGCCTCGTCCGTCTTCCAGCGGATGGACCTGGCCATGTTCGGCTCCAGGTAAGCACCCAGTGCCATGGCGTCGCCCATGAGCTCGTCGGACATCGGCACGAGGGCCATCAGCTTCTTCAGCTTCAGCTCCATGCGGCCGAACACCGGCTTCGTGGCCGTCGCCGCGGTGGCTTCGCCCTGCCAGTAGGCCCGCACGCCGTTCGAGCCCCACGGCGTGGTCTCGTCCTTCGGGATCGACATGCCATTGCCGGAGATCGGCAGGCGGTCCGTCAGCGGCAGCAACGCCTGCTCTTCCAGCGATTGCGTCCACAGCGAGTTGGAGAAGCCGGGCGGGATCAGGAAGCCGCCGTCGGCGCCGGAGCCCTCGGTGCCCACAGTACTGGGCGCGGCGGCCTGCATGCCGCCCAGGGACATCAGGCGCTGATCCACCGCACCGATGGCCATCTGGCCGCGCGCGACCAGCGAGGCGACGCGCACGGACGCGGCGTATTCGCCCAAGCTGCGGAAGCCGCGCTGCGGGTCGGCGTCGGCGTTGTGCTCGGTGGTGATCCTGGCGCCAGCGGCGACCGTGACACCGCCAGCGGCAGCAACAGCGACCGGCGGCGCCTGCGCGCCGCCACCGCCGCCGGACATGGCGCCGAGGCCGGCTTCCGCCGTGATCAGATCCTGCTCGCGGTTGATGGAGGCGTTCAGCGTCTCGATCGACGCCTTGTGCGCGTCGTACTGGGCCTGCTCTTCGGCGGTGAGGTCGCGGCCGCCGTCGGCAGCAGCCTTGTCGGAGAGCGCGCGCATCGACTTGATGGCGTCGGCCTTCTT